TTGGTGGGAGAAGGAATACTTGTAAAACGTACTAAAGCAGAATATTTAGACGGTAAAGTACCTTTTATGCTTGAGCCACTCAACCCTGTAAGATGGGCTTTAAAGCTTAATGAATATAATCTTCCAGAGGGTTGGGTAAATATAATGAAACCCGGAAGTGTTATGATTCCTTATGAAGATACTTTACATTTTAAGTATAACAACCCTGCAAGTATTTATCGTGGTTTAGCTCCAATGAAGGCTGCACGTTTGGCAGGACAGAATGCAAAGTTTGCTGCAGAATTTAATAGAAACTTTTATTATAACTCTGCTAACCCATCAGGAGCTTTTATATTACCACAAGGAAGTACATTGAATGAATCAGAATTTAAGAGATTGCAAAAACAAATTCTAAAAACTTATGGTGGGCTAAAAAATACAGGAATACCTGTTATATTAGAAAATGGAATGGATTTTAAGAAATTCCAGATGTCTCATCAAGAATTGCAATACTCAGAAAACAGAATTGAAGATAACAAAGAAGTAGGGCTTGTATTTGGTGTACCTGAAGCTAAATTATATGGGACGTCTACAACATATGCGAGTGCTATTCAAGCAGAGAAGGATTATAATAAATATACTTTATTACCTATTATGCGTCAAATAAAACAAGTATTAGATAATGGTTTAGTTTCGGATTTTTATGGTAAATTTAGCAAATATTCTTTGAGATATGAAGATTTTGTGGCAGAAGATATTCAATTTAAAACGTCTAAGGTAGCAAGGTTTGTGAAATCAGGAATTATTACAGTTAATGAAGCAAGGCAAGAAATGGGATATCCTAAATCTACAGACCCGAATGCAGATGTATTACAAATGAGTTATTTAGATACTGATTTTGATGCCAGCCAAGAAGCACCTGATGAGAATACCACTCAAATGTAACAATTTGGTTAAGAGTTAAAAAATTCACTATAATATGGTATAATTGAATAGTGGAAGGAGGTTAGAATATGGAAGTAGTAAAAGATTTAGGAATTTTAGAATCGAAAAGTGAAGATACCTATGCTATCGAGGGGATTGCTTCTATTGAAATGGTAGATAGGGACGGAGATGTTATCTTATTAGATAACATGGATTTATCTGGATTTAAAAAGAATCCTACGTTATTTTTACAACATAATACGTGGGAATTAGGTTCTGGAGCAGGTGTAGTAACGGATATATGGGTAGGTTTAGACCCTGAAGGTAGAAAAGCTTTATATTTTAAAGCTGAGCTTGATAAGGATGATGAAAATGTACAGAGAGTATATGCAAAATTGAAGAAAGGTATTGCAAGAGGTATTTCTATAGGTTTCACTCCAGTGAAATATGTAGCTAATGAGCATGGAGGATATAACGTAACAGAATCTATTTTAAATGAAATATCTATTGTTAATGTAGGAGCTAATCAGGGTGCTTATGTTACATCTGTAAAATCACTTGTAAAAGATAGTGCTTCAATTGCTATGTCTTCTAAAGAAAATAGTAAGTCAATTGTACCTTCTTCCGATGCAAATAATCAAATGATTGTGAAGTTAAGTGAAGCTGACGCAAAATTAATAGCTCAAGAAGTTGTGAAATTATTAGAATTAAAAGAACAAGAAAAATCGGAAGTACAAGAAAAATCAGCTGAGGAAATACCAGATGATGTATTTGAATTTAATGGTGAATACGTTAGAATAATAAAATAATTAGGAGGTAATCGCATGGATATTAAAACTCTCAAGGTAGAAGATTTAACCGAAGAAATTAAGAAACAATTAGCAAGCCAAGTAGACTTAGATAAATTAAAGGAATTAGGTGAAATTGAATTTAATTCTTTATTATCTAAAGAAGATATGGAAGCTATGCTAAAAACTTTTAAAGATGAAATGGCTTTAGAAAATGCACAAAACTTAGCAAAAGCTTTGGAACATAATGAAGAAACTCCTGAAGTAGACTTTGTAAAAATGAAGAAATTATTTGATGCTGTATCTACTAAAGATATATCAAAGGCAAGAGAAATTGGAAAAGAATTGACTCCGGGTATGGATTCAATGTCAGACGGTGTGTTAATACCAACACAATGGACTAATACTGTGTTAGATAGAGCTGATAGTTACGGAATGCTTAGAAAATATGCTACAAGAATACCAATGTCTACAAATAAAATCGAACTTCATAAATTAACTTCAGAACCGGGTGTTATTTGGACTCTTGAAGGAGAAACTATAAAGAAAGGTAAACCTGTATTTGGTAAGTTTGCATTAATACCTGCAAAATTATCTTTAATAATTCCATGGACAACTGAATTTGCAGAAGATGAAGCAATAGGTGTATTTGCTATAATTCAAAGAATTATATCAAGACAAATAGCTAAAGCTGAAGACGATATGATGTTGAATGGTGACGGTACTATATTCACTGGTATTTTCCAACATCCTGATGTTAATGTAGTATCTATGGGAGCAGGAAAAACTTCTTATAATGATTTAACAGCTGATGATTTATTAAAAATAACTGATAACATATTAGATTCTGAAGAAGCTTCAAGTGCTTATTTTATGCACAGAACAATAAGAAATAGAGTAAAATTAATTAAAGACGGTATAGGAACATACGTATTCCCAACAAATGCAAATGATATTTGGGGTTATAATGCAATAACTTCTCCTTTATTACCTGCATATAATACAGATGCACCAGATAAGAAATTTATAGGTTTTGGTGATTTATCTAATGTATATTATGGTGAAAGAAGAAGTTTAACTGTAGAATTACTTGACCAAGCTCAATTAACATTTGATGGATACACTGTAAACCTTGCTGAACAAGATATGAGAGCATTGAAAGTTACAGAAAGAATAGGTATCTTAGTAGCAATACCTGAACAATTTACAGTATTAAAAACTGCTGCTGCTTGATAGAAATATAATAATAGTAATGGTTAGGGAGGTATTTCCTCCCTATACCATAAAATAGGAGGTAAATTATATGAAATTTGACCCTAATGTTGATTTAACATCACAATTTATAGCTATGGAAAGTGCAGTGTCTACAGCACAAACATATGCAGATTTAGATATGAAATCTTATGAATACGGTTATGCCGAAATAGCTTATACAAAAGGTAGTGGTACTACTTTAGAAGCAGAAATAATTGTTAATGGAGTTTCAAAATATAAAGTAGTAGCAGATGCTACTTCTACTTCAGGTGTAATTAAAGTAGACGCTAAAAAGAATTTTGAAAGTCCAACATTTACAATAAAGGTTACACCTTCAGCATCTACGGATTATTCTTTAGTACTACATAAATATAATCCTATGGAGGTGATTTAATATGGCTGGTAGGTCTAATACATCAGCAAGAGCAACAGCTCCAGCTACAGTAGAAGCTAAGAAAGAAGAAGATAAAATTGTTAATAAAGAGTATAAAATTTTAGCTAATATAAATGGATACAAGAGAGGTAATGTGTATAAATTAACTTCTAACGAAGTAAAAGCTTTTGGAGAAAAATATATACAGGAAGTAAAATAATAGTCTTGAGGTGAGTGGAATGGTCACACTATCAGAATTAAAAGGATATCTTCAGATACCTGAAACTGTTACAACATATGACACGAAGCTTTCTATGATTCTTTATAGTGTTATAGAACGTGTGCAAAAGTATTGTAACAGATTATTTGTACAAGCCACCACAACCGAGAGAATAAAATTAATAGGTGGGTTTGGTTTTTTATCAAACACACCTATAATTTCTATATCAGACGTGGTCGATGATGACGGATATTCGTATAGTGCTAAAATAATTGATAGCACAACAGGTGAAATTTCAATAGATTTTCTTACAAATAGAGAATATAATTTTACGTATGAGGGCGGAGTACCAGTTGAAAATGTACCTGCGGATATAAAGCTCGCTATAATGCAATGGAGTGAGTTTATTTATAATAATCAAGCAGGAATTAGAAAGTTTAATATTTCAGGGTATTCTTCGGAATCAAGTATTTCAAAAGCGGGCATGCCAGTGGAAGTAGAAGCTGTGCTGAATGCATATAAACATACAAGGTTGTGATATTGTGAGAAGAACACATAATACTTTTAGTACATCATTTTTAGCAAGTAAATATACAGATTTAGTACAAATAGGTACTTATGAAGCAAATCAGTTTACAGGACAGAGAACATTTAACGTTGAAGAGGAGAATGTACCAGTTATAATTATGGCAATTGATGCTTCAGAAATTATTCAGAATTTGAATAGCATTCCAATTGCAGATTATAAGTTTATTACCGATAAGAAACTATCTAAAGATAAAGTTATTTATGACGGTTATAATTATTATCAAGTTGTGGCGTCAACTTATATCGCTGCTGCGGGAACATATACTGTGTATACAAAGGAGGTTACTATATAATGCCTAATGCCAGCTTTAAATCTACATTAAATAAAGAAGTATTGGGTAGATTAGACTTTTTAACCAGAGTTGTTCCTACATTATCAGATAGAGTTGTAAAAAGGTTTGTAACTGATATTGCAATTGAATTAAGAGAACAAACACCTGTAAGTGCTAATGATTTTGATTATATAGATAAAGGTAGATTAAAAGAGGGTTGGTATATTAAACGATTAGGTAAGAGCCAATATGAAATTGGTAATCCAGAAGAATATATAATGATAGTAGAATATGGTGCTAATAAACTGTCTGATGACCCTAAAAAGAAAGCTAATTCTTTAAGATTTTTATATGCTAATGGTGTATTTACACCTGATTATGAATATATAGCGGATGATAGAGTTAAAAAAGAAGGTTGGATACGTTTAATTCTATCAAAATGGCAAATGACGATATTAGCTTTAGCAAAAAGGTATTACTACGAAATTACTTTTGGGGCTTATAAGACTAAGAAGTTGGGGGCATTCAATGAAGATGAATACAGAACTTTCCTTAAATAAATATTTACATGAGATAGATTGGAAAGTTGATACACAAGTAATAGTAAATCAAATAAATCAAGTATATAATAAAGACAATGTAGTTGTGGTAACTACAAGTTTTGGTATGTTTGAAGATATGACTAAGACTACAAAGAGGTCACTAATGGGTGTAAATTTGTTATCTAAATATTATTATAATTTAATAATTTTGGAAAATGCTTTGTATGATGATTTAAGAAGTAGAGTTAATAAGGTCGATTTATATGATTTTGCAGATTTACAAAATATAGTTTTATTAGACGGTCATATTAGAATTAGAAAATTTGAAGTAAGTACAAATGTATTGAAACATGGGGAATATATACAGAAACCTATAACAATAGAATATGAGGAGGTAATATGAAATGGCAAAT